ACCTCAAGGTCGATCTCGCGAACGCGGTCATCAACGGCTCCAACACCACGATCAATCCGCTCTACTACAACCAGGATGGCATCAACCGCCTCCAGGCGGTGGCGGGCGGCACGCTGAACCGCGGCATCAGCGCCGGCCTGATCCTTGGCAGCCTGGTGCTGACAGAGCTGGACCCGCAGACCTTCCAGAACAACATCAATGCGGGCCTCTATCTGGGCCAGTGCGTGATCAATGCCACGCCGTTCCAGACCTACCTGACGGCCAATCCGTCGAACTACAAGCTGGGCCTATACGGCGGCTTCCAGGCTGTGATGAGCCCTCAGCTCGGGTTCAACCAGATCGTGTTCAATCTCGAAGCCACCCAGTTCGTGTAAGGAGCACGCATGCCCCTCAATCCGAATGTTCCGCAGGGCGTCCTAAATCGGGTCCGCGGCTCGCTCCAGATCAGTCAGAACCAGGATTTGAACGTCACCGCGCCTTACCTCGGGTCCGAAGGCATGTCCTTCAACCCGACCGGCAACGCGGTCGATTACATCCGGACCCTGACCGGCATGGTGCGCTCGCCCGCCCCTTACATGGGCATGGAAGGCACCATCCACCTGCTGCGAACGCAGAGCCTTTCGAACCTGTGGAAGAACACGCTGGAGTCTGACGCCTATCTGGGCCAGCTGACCTTGCGGCCGGACGCGTCCCAGCTCGGCGCCTTCGTCTTCCAGAATTGTTCGATCGCAGGCATGGAGCCGTTGAAAGTCAATGGCACGGATGCCGGCTTCATGGTAAGGGTCGAGGGCGTCTATCCCACGAACGGGTCTCTCTACAACAACGCCTGATAGGTCTGCATGTCCGTCGCCGTCAGCAAGCGTCTGAGCCTGGTCATCCCCATAGAGGTGGATGAAAAGACCACGTTTCATGTGCATTCCCAGCCGATCCTGTCGGAGACCTTCAAGCATTACCATTCGGTCCTGGCCAAAGCCTTCAACCAGATCCACAGCGGCGGATACGGAATCGCCGGTGGCAGCCGCGTCGCCGAGTTCATCCTTCAGGATGTGGCCGAGCGCGATGGCACCTGGGAAGGCCCGGCCGGGGTCAAGAATGGCCTGCTGACCGAGATCGTCCAGCGCACCAATGTCATGATGCCGGGCGAAACCGGCTGGCAGCTGACGCCGCTCTACGATGTCGAGAAGTCAGACCTGATCGACGCGGACGATGTTCAGGCGGTGAGGCACGCCCTCGTTTTTTTTACCTTGCTTTCATGGATGCTGCTCAAGCGGGACTTGCCCGCGGTGATGGTCTTGGTTCTGCTGAACTGGGGCGGGCAGCTTACACCATTGAATGCTACGGAATTTCGGAATTCGTTGCAGACATCGACCGAGACCGGCAGTACAGCCGAGAAGCCCCCAGCGTAATTTCCGACCATCTGGACTGGGCCGCCAACGAAGGCTTCGAGCAGGTCATGCGCTTCTATGACCAGACCCGCTGGAAGACGGCGCACGAATTCCGCCAGCGCTATCTGATCGAGGCATCGCTGGCCGGGAAGAGGTGGTGACGCCATGGTCATAAAGCCGATCCTGGATGTCGACATCGACCCAGACGATAAGCTCGGGCAGTACGTCAAGAAATATCAGGACTACGAAGAGCGCCTGAAGAAGACGCCCGGCATGTGGAGCCAGGCGGCCGGCGAAGCGCAGCACGCCGCCGATGCTTTCACCAAGAGTTCAGCCGCGCTGCTGGCAATGTTGGACATGGCCGACAAGCTCGGTGAGAAGACCCGCGCCACCCGCAAGCAGGCCGATGACACGGCTTCTGCCTGGGCAAAATCCGCCAAGAACACCGCCGCCTTCGCCGTCAATGTTGGCCGCAGCGTCCTGTCCCTGGCCAAGTGGGTTGGTCTGCTGGAAGGCGCGGCGGGCCTTGTGGGCTTTGGCAGCTTCCTGGGGCTGGAGAAACTGGCCCGGGATGTCGGTGGCACCCGGCGCAGCAGCCTGGGCCTGGGAACGACCTATGGCGAGCAGCTGGCCTTCCAGACCGATCTGGGGCGGCTGGTCGACACCAGGGGCTTTCTGGGCGGGGTCAGCGAATCCCTCGGCGACGTCACCAAGCGCCGCTTCCTCTATTCGGCCGGCCTCACACCCGGCCAGATCCAGGGCAAGGACACCTACGGGGTCTCCACCGCCCTTCTGTCGAGCATCAAGACGCTGGTGGACCACACTAAGGGCGACTATTTGGGCAACCTTCTTTCAGCCCGTGGCCTTGGGCAGTTTGGTCTGACCCTCGAAGACCTGCGACGGCTCAAGGCCACCCCGCGGTCAGAACTCGACCAATACCTCTCCCAGTCTGAAGAAGACCGGCGCAAATTCGAGGTCGATCCAAAGACCCAGAAGGCGTTCCAGGACTTCGACCGCATGCTCAATGCGTCGAAGACCCAGATCGAGGGCGCTTTCGTGCGCGGCCTCGCGCCACTGACCCCCGAGCTGACCAAGCTGTCCGGATCGTTCGCAAATGCCGTTTCGTCTTTCCTGGCAGCGCCGGAAGTGAAGCAGGGCATCCAAGACCTGGCAAAATACATCGGCTCGCCGCAGTTCCGCACCGACCTGAAGAATTTTGCAACCGATATGGGCTATGCCGCCCACAAGATCGCGGACGGCTTGAAGTGGCTCGGGCTGATCCCAGATCACAGCCCGGAAGCGGAAAAGCAGAAAACGGCGGAAGATAATCGCCGCCAGAACCTGCTCGACGGCGGCAACCGGCCGACCAGCTATCCGGACAGCTCACTGCGCAATAACGATCCGAACCGGCCTTCCCGCTGGTGGGATCCAGGCAGCTGGCAGAGTGGCCAGGGCGCGGTGGCGCAGCACAGGATTTCGCTGGTCGAGTGGGACAAGGGCTTGCCCAAGAACCTGCTATACGGCGTCTATGGCGCGGAATCGGCTTTCGGCAAGAATGCCGGATATTCGAAAGCCGGCGCACTCGGCGCCTTCCAGATGATGGAAGGCACGGCCGCGCGCTATGGCGTCCATGACCGGACAGATTTTGATCAGGAATCGCGCGGTGCCGGGTCGTACCTTGCGGACCTGCTGCGCCGATATAAGGGGGATATAAAAAAGGCCCTTGCCGGCTACAACTGGGGCGAGGGCAATGTCGACAAGGACATCAAGCGCTTCGGTGCTGCCTGGGAACAGCACCTCCCGAAAGAGACCGCGGGCTACATAAAGAAGGTCTTGGCCATCATGGCGGCCGGCCCAAAAGCTTCTCCGCGCCCCGGAACGCCAGAAGCCTTGAACGCAGCTGCTGGGCGGACGGCGAAGGTAAAGGTGGACGCGAAGGTGCATGTGACAGTGCAATCTCAGCCTGGTAGCAATCCGGTTGTGAGCGCTTCGACAGTGGCAGCCGGCGGATGAGCCTTTCCGACTTCCAGATGAATTACGAATACTCGCCCATCACCTTGGTGGGCGGGATCGCGGATCAGATGGGCGGCTCGCTGCAGATCCTCTATCTGCTTCAGCCCGAGCTTTTCCCTGGCGGCCCGACCGGTAGCGCGGACCTGACGCAGAACCAACCGCTGGCGCATTTCTATCCGGAAGCCGGCAGCCGCCTGATCTTCAACCAGAGCGCCGAATACACGATCGCAAACCAGCAGGTCGCGGCGAACGCGCAAATCGTCCAGGCGCTTCCGATCGCACTGATCATGCAGTGCCCGGCCCAGACAGAGGGCGGCTACGAGGCGAAGCTGGGGATGTTCCAAAATCTCCAGTCCCAGCTGCAGCAGCACACCGCGAAGGGCGGCACCTATATCGTCGCAACGCCGGCCATGATCTGGGACAATTGCCTGCTCGACTACATCGAGGATGCGAATGGTGACGGCGAAGCGCAGGCGCAGGTGGCGTGGCGCTGGGTCTTCCACCAGCCGCTTCTGACGGTGGCGCAGGCCCAGCAGGCGCAGAGCACACTGTTGAGCAAAATCGGTGACGGCACGCAGGTGAACCAGGACGCCAACGGCCAAGTGAACTGGACCGACCCAAGCAATCCGGTCAACCAGCCGATCCAGTCATCGCCGAACACGGCGACGATCCCGACAGCGGGGGTGCCCCCGTCGTGACCACCTATTACGCCTATGTGCGGCCGGTCTCCGGGCCCTTCGTCTTTCAACCGACTTTGGATGGCCAGCAATATGTGGTCTCGGTCTGGTGGAATGTCGCCGGCCAGAGAAATTTCTTCACGGTCCAGCAGCTCGACACCACGGTGGTGCTGACCGCGGGTCTTGTCGGGTCAGATGTCGGAATGCCAATCCAGTCCCTGACCTGGGATGCGGGCGAGGTGAGTGTCGACACGGTGAACCCGCACGGCTATGCCATCGGCGCAACCCTGGATCTGACGGTCGCGGGCGCAAGTGTGGCCGCCTACAACGGGATATGGCGCTGCTTTGTGACCGATCCGAACACGCTGTCCTATGACCTGGCAACGAACCCGGGCGCTTCGGCTGTCAATGGCGTGCTGAGCTATGACATAAACCTCGTGAAGGGATACTTCACCACCAGCACGCTGGTGTACCGCTCGCCCAATGGCACTTTCGAGGTCTCACCTTGAGAGGGTATGAGATCAGCATCTTCGATAAGGGCGGCGGCTTGTGGACTCCGCCGAACCTCGCCTCGATCAACACGGGCGCGAGCTTTTCGAGCCTCATCAACGGCGACAACAATCCGGGCGCGCTCAATGTCGAATTCGACATCTGGACGGCGCCCTATCACCAGACGGGCGGCGCGTCGTGGGTGCGCGTGACCGGCATCGGCCTGAAGGAAATCGGCGACGCTTCGAACCTGAACGGCTTTTCCATCACGGTGAAGGCCGGCATGCGCAAGGGCCTGCCGCTGGCGACAGCCGCCTTCAATGCCGGCCAGTATGGGACGTTGGTCAACGCGCAGATTTATCAGGCATTCGGAAACTGGGTCGGGGTCGAGCAGAGTCTGGAGCTGATCCTGCAGCCGCCGACCGGCACCAATGACGCGCCGGCAAATCTGGTCTTCAATTGGAAAGCAAACACTTCTCTCGAAACGGGAATTCGGCAGACCCTTTCCACCGCCTATCCGGGCTATTCGATCACGATAAATATCGCCAAGACGTTGAAACTGCCGCAGGACCAGCAGGGCTATCATTACACGCTGGAACAGTTTTCGAACTATGTTCAGAAGCTGAGCCAGAACCTGCTTCAGCAAGAAAATTATACGGGCGTGATCATTTCTGTGCTCGACAAAGAAATCTATGTCGATGACGGCACCGTTCCGGGCGACACAAAAACAGTCCTTGCCCAAGACCTGATGGGCCAGCCGACCTGGCTGGAAGATGGCCTGATCCAGGTGAAGACGGTTTTGCGCGCCGACATAAAGCCTTTCGATCTGATGAAGCTTCCGCAGACGCAGGTGACCACCGGCCCGAACGCGCCAAGCCCCTTCACCAATGCCAAGCTGACCTTCCAGGGCGGCTTTCAGGTGCAGACGATCCGGAATGTCGCGAATTTCCGCATGGCGACGGGAGATGCTTGGGTGACGATTTACGATTGCGCCGCGACCGGTCTGGTGAGCGCGACCTGATGCAGTCTCCCAGCAATGCCCAAAAAACTCCGTTTTCCATGGCGCTGGAGAAGTTCACCAAGAAGCGCGCGCTGGATGCCTACAATGCGCTGGGCAAGGGCCTGCCGGCATCGGTGGTGAGCGTCACCGGCTCCATCGTGACGGTGAAGTTCGAGCTGCAGTCGCCGCCCTTCAATCTGCCGAACGTGAAGGTGCCGATCATCAGTCCGGAATACATCCGCTACCCGACACAGGTTGGCGATCTCGGCGTGGTGGTGCCTTTCGATGTTCTGCTTGGCGCCATCAGCGGAATAGGGGGCAGCGTCGCGCGCCTGGATGTGCCGCCGAGCAACCTCGGGGCGCTGGTCTGGACCGCAATATCAAATGTGAACTGGTCTACCGCGCTGGACCCGAACAAGATCGAGCTTTACGGTCCAAATGGATTCTACATCCATGACACGGCCGCGAACTGCAGCATCACCGGCGACAAGAATAATTTGACGATTACGGCAAAGACGACGCTGACGTTGCAGGTGGGGAGCAAGTCAATCGTGATCAATTCGAGCGGCGTGACCATCGACGGAAAGCTGTGGGATACCCACCAGCATACCGGGGTGACTACCGGCGGAAGCAACACCGGCGGCCCGGCATGAGGGTCTATGGCCGGGTGACAAACCCCGATGGCTCAAAGACCTGGGTGACGGTTCAGACCGCGCCGAACGGCGACAACACCGCCGTCTATGTGACCGCGCTGGTCCAGTTCCTGAAGCTGAACATCAACGAGAGCCCGTTCTATGCCAATTGCGGCATCCCGAGCTATCCTTCGGTGCACCGGCAGATTCCGCCGGATTTCTATGCGCAGAAGGCCCAACGGCTTTATGCCCAGTATTTCGGGTCTCTGGCGATCACAAAGACGAGCAATAACCCGCCGACCTATCAGGTAAGCCTCCTGACAAAACAAGGCGGCCGCCTGTCCTTCCCGGTGGCTGTGTGAGAGGGCCGGAATGAGCAGTCCAGGAAATCTTCTCCCGGTAAATTTCGGTCCCGAAGGCCCGCAGCCGACCAGTCCGGCGGCGCTCCAGCAGCAGCTTCTGGCCGGCGTGTCGGCAGAGCAGCCCGGCTACACCGCGGCTTTGCCGGGCATTCTGATCGAGGACATCTCTTCGACATGCGTCGGCGCGCTGGTGCTGGTGGATGCCTACCGGGTGGAGTTGCTGAACTCGCTCGCCCCATTGACGGCAAACCAATTCACCCTGATCCAGCTAGGCAATATCTATGGCGTGACGCAGGTCGGCGCCAGCTTCACATCCGTCTATGTCGTTTTCACCGGGACCGTTGGGTTCAACATCGGCGAAGGCTTCTTGGTCGGTGACGGCACCTACCAGTATTCGGTCCAGGATCCGGTGGTGATCCCCGCCAGCGGCACGACTGGCCCGGTTTTCTGCCTCGCGACAACGCCGGGAATTTGGGCGGTGCCCGTCAATACCGTCACTCAGCTGGCGACGACTCCGCCGAGCACCATAACGCTGAGCGTGACAAATCCCGCTACCGGCGTGCCGGGCACCGGGTCCGAGACCGTCGAAAGCTTCCAGGCTGGCGTGATGCAGGCGGGCCTTGCCGCCTCGCAGGGCATGACGACATATCTGAAAACCCAGCTGCGCAATGTTCCTGGCGTGCAGAGCCGCTTGGTCTCCGCGCGCCAAAACAGCGGCTGGGAAATCCTAGTCGGTGGCGGCGATCCTTATGCCGTGGCGAATGCGATCTTCGAAAGCCTTTTCAACATCAACGATCTGGTGCCGTCGACCATCCTGGTGACAGGCATAACGCAGGCCGTCCTTGGCGTCGTAACGACGGCAATAAATCACGGCCTGACCAACGGCCAGAGCAACGTCTTCATCACCGGCGTTGTCGGAATGACCAGCGCAAACGGTGGCCCCTATACCGTGCAGGTGATCAGCCCGAACTCCTTCACCTTTGGCGTCAACACTTCAGGCTTTGGCGCCTATGTGAGTGGCGGATCGATCACGCCGAACGCGCGCAATGTGTCGATCTCGATCCACGATTATCCGGACACCTATGTGATCCCGATTGTCGTTCCGCTGCAACAGACCGTGACGATGACGGTAACCTGGAACACGAATTCTCCGAATTATGTGAACCCGGCTTCGATCTCGCAGTATGCCGCGCCCGCTCTGGTCAACTATGTCAACAGCATCGCCCCCGGCCAGCCGATGAACGTGTTCGTGATGAACACGATATTCCAGGAAGCGGTTGCGCCTGTGCTGGATTCAAGCCTGCTGGACCGGCTGGTGTTCAGCGTCGCGGCCAGTGGCGTGACGATCAATCCCTCCGCCGGGACCGGCCTCTTGGTCGGTGATCCGGAATCTTATTTCTTCGCCACTGCGGCCGGCATTGTGATCAACCAGGGATGAGCACCTTTCCTCCGACCGGCCCAACGACAGTCCTGAAGACGATAATCGCGTATCTGTACGAGCAGTATTTCGATGATCAGAACCTTCAGGCATTTGTCGACAGCTACAACGCCATCGCCCAGCAATATGTGACCTGGGATGCCTATGTCGAACTTCCGGTTTACACTGGCCTTTCCGGTCCTCTTCTGGATTGGGTGGGGACCGGTCTTTACGGCTATTCGCGACCGACCATTCCGAGCGGCTTCTACAATCTGCGCGGGCCGATCAACACCTATGGCCCGAACCAGATGCCGATCAACGCGATCAAGCGCGTCAACATCGGGAACAATTACTTCACGACCACCGATGATGTGTACCAGCGCTGCCTGACGTGGCACTTCTACAAGGGTGACGGAAAGTATTTCACAATCCCTTGGTTGAAGCGGCGCGTCATGCGCTTCCTGACAGGAACGAATGGGACCGCGCCTATCATTTCGCAGACCTATGCAATTAGCGTCTCGATCGCGACCCCGAATGTCTTCATCAACATTTTGAGCGGGCGGCGCCAGATAACCGGCGGCGCCTTCCCGAATGCCTTTGCGCCGAACACAAAACGTCCGAATGAACTGGACTCGGTGCTGAACCCGAACCACCAGAGCTTCCCGCTTGCGGCTACCTTCAAGGCGGCACTGGAAGGTGGAGTTTTGGAATTTCCTTTCCAGTACAACCAAGTGGTCAACATCAAATAGCCAGGAGATAAAATGGCCCTGCTTTTCCTCTTCGCGAACAATGCGGCTTCGACGCTGGCGGCGAACATCACCAACACGGCGACCAGCTGCCAGCTGGCGACCGGTACGGGCACGCTGTTTCCAAACCCGGTTTCCGGATCTCAGCAGTTCGCGCTGACCTTCACCGATGCGGCGACCGGCCTGATCAACGAGATTGTCTATGTGACGGCGCGAACCGGCGATGTCCTGACCATCGTGCGCGCGCAGGAAGGCACCGCGGCGGTTTCGTGGCTGGCGGGCGACAACGCCGACAACCTGATCACCGCCGGAAGCCTAGCGGCGTTCACCCAGCCTCCAACCGGTCGCACGAAGCTGACCGCAAACACGAATTTTTATGTATTGGCGACGGGCAATGACGCGAACAGCGGCCTGGCCAATACCACCAGCGGCGCGTGGCTGACCATTCAGCATGGCATTAGCACCCTGCTTACCGGTTACGATGTCGGCGGCTTTCAGGCGACAATCAATGTCGGAGCTGGCACCTTCGCCGGCTACAATGTCTATGGGCAGTTGGCGGGCCAGGCTGGTCTGCCTCTGATTGTTTCCGGCGCTGGCTCCGGAAGTACGACCATCAACAGCACAATAACGGTCGCCTATAGCGCATATCATTTGGCGCAGAATGCGACGATTGGGTCCGCCTCTAGCAGCGCAGTGGTGGCAACAGAGCTTGGCCGCGTGACAACCGGCGCCAGCCTAATTCTTTCCGGCGCGGCTGGCGGCGGCTCAATTTTGCAGTCCCAGCTATGCGGCCTGATCCAGATCGGATCAAACCTGACGATTTCCGGAGGCGCCCCATATGCAGTCAATGCACAGACAAACGGGGTGATCTTCTCCAATGCCGTTACTGTAACCCTCACCGGCACACCGGCATTTTCAAGTGCCTTTGCTAATGCACAGAACAACGGCACGCTTATTGTCGGAAGTCTTAGCTTCTCTGGCTCCGCAACCGGTGTTCGCTATTTGGCAAACGAGAATGGTGTCATCAATACAAACGGTGGCGGCGCGAACTTTTTCCCTGGAAACTCTGCCGGTTCGGTTTCGAACGGCGGCGTGTACGTTTAGGAGATCGAAATGGCAGACCTTGCTTGGGGCGCGCGCGTCTCTCCGGAATTCCTCACAACGCTTGTGGCCGCGTGCGGCCGCCTGAAAATCGCAGATCCATCCTGGCTGATGGCCTGCATGGCTTTCGAGACGGGCGAGACTTTCAGCCCTTCCGTGCTCAACAAGGAAGGCAGCGGCGCGGTTGGCCTGATCCAGTTCATGCCCCAGACTGCGGCCCAGCTGGGAACGTCAACGGAAATCCTGGCGAGCCTGACGGCGGAGCAGCAGCTGCAGTTTGTGGAAGGATATTTCACGACCTGGCGCGGCCATCTCCATAACCTTGGCGATGTCTATGGCGCCATCATATGGCCCGGCATGATCGGCCAGCAGGACGATTTTGTCGTGTTCAGCAAGGATGATGAACAGCATCCGAAGCGCTATGTCGAAAATGCCGGCCTAGACTTCAACCACGACGGCGAGATCACCCGCGGCGAGATCGTGGCGCGCGTGCAGCAAGAATTGACGCGCGGGCTGCTGGCGGAAAACGTCGCCACCATTTAACGCTTGTTCCAAGACTGATTCGCCTCAGTCGCGGGTCGCCTGTCACCGTTTCGGTCTTCGTGGGGACATGCTCGGAAACGGTTACGGTGGCAGGCGGCCTTCGCCTGAGGCGCATTCTGCATCTCGGGAAACCCACGGAGAAAACCTATGTCATCAGCTGCACAACAGCCGACGCTTTTGCAGACCATCGAAACCGACCTGAAGGCCGGCGTCTCCTTCCTGGAGGAAGAGGCCCTGGAAGCCGGTCTCGGCATCTGGAACATCCTCAAGGGCGCGTTCATCGCGCTGGAGCCTGCCGAAGCGCAGATCCTCACCACCGTGCTCGGCCAGGCGATTGCCGATGCCGGCGCTGGCAAGAGCATCGAGCAGATCGAATCCAGGGCGCTCAACACTGCCAAGGGTGATGAAGCCGCGGTGCTGACCAAGGCCGGCAGCGGCGTGATCCAGACCGTCATCGCCGGCATCCGGGCCAACACCCCGCCTGCCTCTGGCGGCACGCAGGTAGCGAGTTAACAACCGAAGGGGCGGGGACCGTCATGAGAAAGCTTGTGCTGGTCTCCGCCCTATGCCTTTCCGGGTGCGCGACACCTTACGATCCGACGCCCGACATCCATGACGTCAGTGATCAGAAGCAGGTGGCGGCCGATAAGTCAGTCTGCATTCTCTTCGCATCCAGCTATCACCGCCCGTTCGACACGCAAGGTATTGTCGTCGCTGGCGCCGAAGGCACCACCAGCAATCTCGGCCTTGGCGCCGGCAGCTGGTTGGCGCCGTTCCTGGGCGGCCTCGGCGGAATCCTGACAAGCACGCTCCAGTATCTCGGCGTGGTCGATGTCGACACCGCGCGCGCCTACCAGCAGTGTTTGCGCCAGCGTTTCGACCGCGATCACAGCGCGATTCTTGTTGAGCCGCCGTTATAAAAAAGCGGCCCGGATTTCTCCGAGCCGCCTGAGCCATACCACACAACGACATACCCCGGCGCACCTTACCAAAGCAGACCTCGGCATACCGCAGTGAAAAGACCATATCAGAAAAAGGAGCTCTCAATGAAATATTCTGTTTTCGCCGACGGCCAGTCCGCAACCGTCGAACTGAACTTTGACGGCAATGGCAACTTTACCGGCGCGATCCACACCGCCGACGGCCAGCACAATGGCAATCTGTCCGGCACCGGCAATCCGCAGGGTGCGCTATCCGGCAAGGCGCAGATGGACGGCCACAGCGGCACATTCCAGGCCAGCATCAGCGGCAAGAGCGTCAGCGGGTCGGTGACCGTGAGCGTCTTCTTCTTCAGCAAGACCGTGAGCTTTACCGGCTCTGAAATCGATACGCCCGCCGCCGCCTAACACCATGCACCCGGGGGAATTTTGAACATGCCTGATCCTGCAAGCGGGAGCGCGGCGGGGGCCGCGGCCTTGACTGTGACCAGCGGCTCTCTTTTCGGCTTGGGCGCGCTCATGCCCCCGGGCGCATCTTTCAACGAATTTATCTGGGGCTGCGTCTTTAGCGCGGTCGGCGCAGCCGCTTACCAGTTCATCTGCGCCCAGGCCGCGCGCCAGCAGGCGGCAGATAAAGGCGTTCCTGTGAATGAGCGCCCAAAAATTGACACCGTGATGCTCGGATATTCCATCTTCGGTTCGATGCTCGCGGCGGCCTGCACCACCTATATCGTGCACAAGCTCGGCGGCAGCACCGGATTCGGAGATACGAACTTTGCTCAGTCGTCGGGCGTTTATATGGTCGGTGGCGCAGCGGGGCCAAAATTGGTGTTCAAGGTGGTAGGCGGTTTTACAGCGTTGATAGGTTCTATCAAGTTTGGAGCCGGCAAATGATCCTTGTCACGCAACATAAGACTTTCGACTGGGTGACGCTGTTGTACGCCCTGAAAAAGGCCGGCCCCTTTGTGGTGGTCTTCGGGATAGG